CTCGGCCTGCTGGGCGCCCACCGGGTCATGTGCGGCGACAGCACCAGCCCGCAGGACGTGGAGCGGCTGATGGACGGCCAGCTGGCCGATCTGCTGCTTACCGACCCGCCCTATAACGTGAATTATCAGGGCTCGAACGGCAAGAAGATCGAGAACGACAACATGGCGGAGAGCCAGTTCCGGCAGTTCCTGCTTCAGGCATACAGCCGGGCCTTCGATGCCTGCCGCACCGGTGCCAGCGCGTACATCTTCCACGCAGACACGGAGGGTGAGGCCTTCCGGGCCATGTTCCGGGAGGCGGGCTGGGGTTTGCACGGGTGTCTGGTCTGGGTCAAGAACAGTCTTGTTCTCGGCCACAGCGACTACCAGTGGCAGCACGAGCCCTGCCTGTACGGCTGGAAGCCCGGCGCGAACCACTACTTTGTCAACGACCGCAGCCAGACCACCGTCATCGACGATGCAAAGCCGGACGATCTGCGGCACATGAAGAAGGATCAGCTGCTGGACTGGGCCATCAAGGCGCAGGCGCTGCTGACGGAGAAGCCCAGCAGCGTGATCCGCTGCGACAAGCCGCCCCGCAACGCGGAGCACCCCACCATGAAGCCGGTGGTACTGTGCGGCAGGCTGATCAAGAACAGCTCCCTGCCCGGCCAGACCGTGCTGGACCTGTTCGGCGGCAGCGGCTCTACGCTGATCGCCTGCGAGCAGCTGAGCCGGAAGTGCTACACCATGGAGTATGACCCGCGCTATGTGGACGTGATCGTCCAGCGCTGGGAGGACTTCACCGGTGAAAAGGCCGTCCGCCTGAAATAACCATTCCCCGCCGGGGCAGGTTTTTACTCCTTTCCCGCCCCGGCATTTTTCATAGCCAAAACGGCACGCACACGGGTCATCCTCCGCCCGCAGGGCTCTGGAAGCAGAGCCGGTGCGTGCCGTTTTCTCATACGGAGGTGAAACCTTGGCACGAGAATCCCAAATCAGCAAGTGGAACAGCCCCAGCGGGCTGCTGCGATTGCAGCGGCTGGCGATGCACGGTCTGACGCAGGCGGAGATCTGTGAGCAGATCGGCGTGCCGGTGCGCACTTTCCGGCGCTGGTGCACGCAGGACCCGCGCATCAAGCAGGCCCTCAGCGTAGGCGCGGAGGCGGCGCTAGCCAGCGTGGAGAACGCCCTGTTCAAAAAGGCCCAGAGCGGCGATCTGGGCGCAATGTGCTTCTTTTTGAAAAACCGTGACCCCGAGCACTGGAGCGAGCACCCGGAGCTGAGAGGTTACGACGGAAAGGTGGTGTTTGTGGATGACATACCAAAGACGGCAGCCCCCAAACCTGCTGAAGCAGCAGCTGAAACTAAGCAGCCTGATCATCCCTGAATACTACGCCGCCCACACCGCCATCTGGTCGGGTGAGTACAACGAGTATCTGGGCGACGGAGGGCGCGGCTCTCTCAAATCGACGTTTGCCGCCACCGAGGTGGTGCTGCTGGTGATGCGGGTGCCGAACATCCACGCCGTGGTGCTGCGCAAGGTTGGCAACACCCTCGCCACCAGTGTCTGGCCGGAGTACAACCGCGTCATCGACCGCATGGGCATCCGGCATTTGTGGAAGCAGACCAAGAAGCCCTATACCCTGACCTATATCCCCACCGGGCAGACCATCCAGTTCTACGGTCTGGACGACCCCGGCAAGCTGAAATCCATCGCCGTACCGTTCGGCTACTTCGGCGTGATGCACTTTGAGGAGTACGACCAGTACGATGGCCCCGAAGAGATACGAAACGTGGAGCAGTCGGTGTTCCGTGGCGGCCCCTTCAGCTTTTCCTTCAAGACCTTCAACTCCCCCGCCATGGCGCGGCATTGGGTCAACCGGTACAAGCGGGAGGCAAAGCCGAAGCAGTTCCGGCACCACACCACCTACCTGACCACCCCGCCCGAATGGCTGGGCCCCCGCTTCTTCGATGACGCTGAGACCCTGAAGCAGCGTGACCCGGTGGCCTACGCCCACGAGTATCTGGGCGAGGTGGTGGGCTGCGGCACCGCCGTGTTTGAGAATCTGGAGCTGCGGCCCATCACCAGCGAGGAGATCGCCGGGTTTGACCGCCGCTATTACGGTCTGGACTTCGGCTGGTACCCCGACCCGAACCATTTCGGCGGCATGAGCTACGACCACGCCCGGCAGACCGTCTACATCTACGAGGAGCACCGGGCCCAGAAAGAGACCGATGCCCAGCTGGCCGATGTGCTCAAGAGGCACCTGCACGATGAGATCATCGCGGACAGCGCGGCCAACCGGTCGATCGCTACACTGCGGGATCTGGGGTTCAGCCGCCTGCGCGGCTGCCGGAAGTACGCCGCCCACGGCGGCACATCCGTCACCGACGGCATGAAGTGGCTGCAGAGCCGCGCCAAGATCGTCATTGACCCCCAGCGCTGCCCATGGACGGCCCGGGAATTTTCAGAGTATGAGTACGCCCTCGACAAAAAGACCGGCGAAGTGATGCCGGGCTTTGTCGATGCGGCAAACCACAGCATCGACATGACCAGATACGCCCTTGAGGACGTCTGGCAAAAGAGAGGTGTACAGAACGCATGATAAACCACGCCGACATTGAGAACATCATCGGCTGCAAGACCCTTGTCACCAACCGGATGCAGCGGGCCATTGAGGACTGGTACGATGCCGCCATCAACGGTCTGCCGCTGGATAAGAATCCGGAAACCCTGACCCTCGACCTGCCCGCGCTGATCTGCGCAGAGCTGGCACGGCTGACCACGCTGGAGCTGGAAGCCACGGTGGCGGGCAGCGACCGTGCCGACTGGATCAACGCCCAGCTGCAGCGGGTGCTCACGCCCCGCAGACGGCGCATCTTCACGGTGGCGCTGGCCCTTGGCAGCGGCATCTGGAAGCCCTACCAGAGCGGCAAAAAGCTGGGCATTTCCTTCTGCAACGCGTCCCGGTACTTCCCCGTGGCCCACGACGTGGAGGGCAGCCTGACCGAGGGCGTGTTCATCGACAGCATTCAGGATGACGATAACTACTACCACCGCATGGAGTGGATGCACGTGCTGGAAAGCCGCGCAGACCTGCGGGATGAAGAGCTGGCGCAGCTGGAAGATTACGACCTTGCTGCTCCCGCACAGTTCCCCTGCATCAAGGTGGTCAATCTGGCCTTCCGCAGTGCAACACAGGACAGCCTCGGCAGCCCGGAGGATCTGAGCATCCGCCCGGAGTGGGACGACATCCAGCCGGTAGCGTACCTCACCGGGCTGGAAAAGCTCCCGGTGGGATATTTTGTTACGCCTATTGTTAACAGCGTCGATCCGGACAGTGAGCTGGGCGCGGCTATGTTTGAACCCGCCCGCAAGCAGATCATCGATGCCGACGAACAGTACACACGGCTGGACTGGGAGTACGAGGGCGGAGAGCTGGCGGTAGACACGGATGAGAAATTTCTCAAGCCCAGCGCCACCGGGCAGCAGTTGTCCAAAGCGCAGGCGCTCAGGGAATACGGCGTGCCGCCGGAAGCCATCGACAGCACGGCACCGCACCACAGAGAGCGGCTGTTCCACGGCATCAACGTCAACACCGGCATCACGGACAGTGCCCCGTTTTATCAGGTGTTCTCCCCCGCCCTGCGGGACGGCAGCTACCTGTCCGGTCTGAACCAGTATCTGCGCAATGTGGAGAGCCACGCGGGCCTGAGCTTCGGTGTGCTGTCTCAGGTGGCAGACGTGGAAAAAACCGCCACCGAGATCGTCAGCAGCAAGCAGAAGCTGTACTCCACGGTCTCCGACCTTCAGGCAGCACTGGAGGACGCTCTGCGCGGCCTGATCGATGCGCTGGACTACTGGGCAGATCACATCCCCGGCGCACCCGGCAAAGGCAAACTGAACATCTCCTTCAAGTGGGACGACAGCATCATCCTTGACCGCCTGTCCGAGATGGCCCAGTGGCAGCAGGAGGTCAGCATGGGCCTGCGCAGCAAGACCGAGTACCGGATGCATTTCTTCGGCGAGGACGAAGAGACCGCTACACGGGCAGTGCAGGCCATTCAACAGGAAGCTGGGGCCAATGACATCCTGAAGGGAGTGATCGACAATGGCGACGGCTAAAACGAAATTCGCCCGGATGAAGCAGACCGCGGAACGGCTGGACTGGCTGATGGCGAACGCGCGCATCCTGCGCAGCCCTGCGCTGTGGGAGAAATACTACGAAGCTCTGCGCGTCGTCCGGCTGCTGGGCTTTGAGGTCACGGTGGAGGGCGGCCGCTACCACCGGGTAACGCCATGCTGACCCCGGACGAAGTTAACGGCTACGCTGGGCTTATGGCGGCCCCGTGGGACGAGCTAAACGAACGCATCCTAAGGGACATGGTGCGCCGGATCATCAAGGCGGGCAAGATCACCTCCACAGCGGAGTGGCAGAGCTTCCGGGCGCAGGCGCTGGGCGCGAGCCGGGCATACCTTCTGCGGCAGATGCAGGCCATTGTGCAGGAGCTGGGGCCCCAGGAAGCCGCTGTGTTTGCCCAGGCAATAAAACAGGCATACACCAAGGACGTGCTGGATGCAGCCGCAGCAGGCCGCGCTCTGGCCCCTCTGGGCGAGAGTGAGGAAGCGCAGCAGCTGCTGGAAAGCGGCTACCGGCGCACCATGAACACCCTGTACAACCTGACCCAGAGCCGCGCTGTGATGGGCAACCAGAACATGGTGGAGACCACTCAGCGGCAGCTGGCGTATTATCTGGACATGGCCCACATGGATGCCGCCAGCGGCGCGTTCAGCTCCGACGATGCAGCACGGCGAGCGTTGAATGCTTTAGCAGCAAAAGGCGTGGGGGCTATCACCTACCCCAGCGGCCACGTGGACACGCTGGACGTAGTGGTGCTGCGGGCTACCCGCACCGGCATCAACCAGACTGCCGGAGAGATCACCCGCCACAACGCAGACGCACTGGAATGCGATCTGATGGAACTGGATGCCCACGTGGGTGCCCGCACCGGCGACGGCGGGCAGGACCTGACCAACCACAGCTGGTGGCAGGGCCAGATCGTCAGCCGCAGCGGCCGGCACGGCTATCTCTCGCTGGACGATATCGGCTACGGCGACGTGCGCGGCTTCATGGGTGCCAACTGTGCCCATAACTGGGCCATGTACTGGGAGGGCGCAAGTGTTCGCAGCTACACCCCCGAACGGCTGGCTGCAATCAATGCTGCCACCGTGACCTACAACGGTAAGGATATTGCCCGGTACAGGGCCACCCAGATGCAGCGCGCCCAGGAGCGGCAGATCAGGGCCGACAAGCGGGCGTTTCTTGTGGCAAAGGAAAGCGGCCAGAAGGATGCCGAAAAGGCCGCAGCGGCAAAGCTGGCGGCCTCTCGTGCAAAGATGAAAGACTTCCTCAGTCAGACCGGGCTGCAGCAGTACCAGCTGCGGGAGAGCGTGCCCGGCTTTGGCCGCAGCGAAGCGGCCAGCGCAGCCGCGCAGGCACGAAAATGAGTGTGCTGGACTTCTTGAAAAGGCCGTGCTATAATTCAGGCCAGAATAAAGGAGGTTTCACACTATGAAGATCAAGAATCGAATCCGGGCGGGTATTGTGCTGCTCGCCCTCGCGCTCGGCTTGACCGCCTGCGGCGGCAGCTCTTCCAGCACCGCCAGTAGCGCAGCATCCAGCGCTCCGGCCAGTTCCGTGAGCGAGAGCGTCAGCGCCGAGCCGGAAAGCACCAGCGCTGCACCGGAGAGCGCAGTCAGCACCGAAGCTTCGCCTTTGGACGGCATCAAGTTCTCGGTAAGCAAGGTGCGCAACGATAACACCGGCAACTGGCGTATTTCGCTGATTGCAGAGAACATCGACATGAGCGAGTATGCGCTGGACTACTACAAGCAGTATTTCACCGACGACAGCGAGATCCACTTTATTGTGAACTTCAACTACAACACCACCACGAAGATCATGAACATGGGCGGGCAACTGGATGTAACCGTGCAGGACTACGTCCCCAAAGAGGAGCATGACGCAAATACTCTGGGCAGCGGCACAGTTCTGGCCGAGTATTTTGTGGACAAGGAAACTGGTGAAGTTGAAAAGATCAGCTGACAAATGAGCAAAGCAAAAGCCCTGAAGGAATGCACCTTCAGGGCTTTTCTTGTTGGGTGAATTCACCGGAACCTATCAACAACATATTCAACTGCGGCTTTCGCTTCCGGGGTGAGCGGTCGGGTACACCACCCACGGTCATAATAAGCAACCTCCCGCCAGTAACGCACATCGCCCGGCGGCAGTTGACTGACCCAGAGCTTCAGGATCCTGCCGCCGTCGATACCAAACTCGCTGTGCTTCTCGCAGACCTTGGCCTGCCACCGAATCTCCGAGCCGTTCAGCTCGAGGCTATCCTCGTGCCAAAGCTGGCTGTCCACGCACATCTCCGTACGGAATCCACGCATCACTGATCACCTCCGCCGTAGTCCACCACATAGCCGTTGTACACGAAGTTCTCTGCCGCCATGGCAGCGTCGAGGACCCGGTTTGCATACTTAGCCGCCTCCTCCGGGCTCTTGAGACCGAGGGAGGCCCACTGGACACCCAGCCGAACCGGTGCGCCCTGCTGGGCAAAGTTACGGTCGAAAATCCGAATGCCGTCCCACTTGGTGAACTGTGCCTGAAGCGCCCCCAGTGCCTCGTTGTACACCTTCCAGTTGACCTTCTTCATAGATCAGCCCTCCTTTACCAGTTCATAGTGCTTGATGCTGCCGTCCACAAATCTCCGGCCCTGCAGGATCTCCACGCTCTGGAGCAGAAACTCGAGGTGGGCCATATCGATGGCCCCGCAGGAGCCGGGGTCGCGGAGCAGCTGCTCTGCCAGCGCGTCCTGCATCTTAACGGAGTAGCAGGTCTCACCGATGATCTTCTCGCCGTTCTCGATCTCCGCGGTGTCGTAAGTAATGTTCAGCTTCTTCATGATCACCATTCTCCTTTCGCAGCAGCATTGCGGATTGCCCGCTCTTCGTTCTCCTGATCCAGCGCCTGTGCAAAAGCATCCAGCGCGCTGGCCCTCGTGATTGGCCCGAACTCCTTCACGAAATAGGCGAAGGTGCGGTCATCCCAGCACTCGACGTAGCCGTCGCCGCCCTTACCGTAGTTCTCGCGGGCCAGAGCCATGAACTGGTCGAAGGTCAGCGCCGGAGGGTTCGGCTCGGTGTCCAGAGGGACGACCCTCGCATAGGGGTGTCCCCTGCGAATGACCTGCGTCAGTTCGGTGTCAGCTGCTGCCCGTTCAGCCCGGCAGCCGTAGACCTTCAAGGTGCCGTCGTCCTTCTCTTCGAGGATTGCCCAGTTGTAGGCGTGCGTCTTGCTGGTGCGCACCAGCTGGCCTTTGTAATAGAATTTCATGGTTCAGTCCTCCTTCAGCTCGCGCAGCAACTTTTCCAGCGCTGCGATATGATCCTCATAATACAGACCGCCGCGGCGGGAGCCGCAGTAGCGGGAATAAGAAATCTTCCAGCGGCGAATCTGCTCCTTGCAGGCAGCCACCGGATCGGCGGCGGTCTTGATCTCTTCGATGCTCAGATCACGCATGGTTCAGTCCTCCTTGTTGGTGTACTCGTCGGTGTCACGGCTGGATTCGCCCATCAGAAACGCCCGATGCTTGCCCTTGTCGTCCCTGACCCAGTCACCGCCCAGAGCGGTGAGGGTGAAGATCATCCCTTGGTACTGACCCTCGGCGCACACCCGGGTCGGCTCCGGCAGGTCCTCCCGGTGCATGACGCACCACTGAGAGTCCATACTGAACGCCAGCATCCCCAGATGGCCGCGCAGTTCCTTCTTCTTCATGGTTTAGTCCTCCTTGACCAGCTGCAGCATCTTAAACACGCGGTCCCACTGCTCCTGCGAAAGGGTACCGCCATTGTTCACCACTGCTTCGGCCGCGTTGATTTCCAGCCGCATCTCGGTCTTGCTCATCTCGTTCGGATTTGCCATTTTTCGTTTTCCTCCGTTATTTTTTATCCAGAAACCCTTCCGATGGCTGTATGTTACCTCTGCGCAAGCACAAAGTCAAGTTGTTTTTGATTTATTTTTTAATTTCTTTTTGTTGTTGACTTTTGCCATGGCAAGTCATATCCTTGTGGCAGGAAGGAGTGACCCAAAATGACCACATCATCCAGAGTGAAAGCCCTGCTGGAACTGACCAGCACCGACCAAAGCACTTTTGCCGCAGCGTTCGGCATGACCACCCCGCAGGCCATGAGCAACAAGCTGCGCAGGGACAGCTGGTCAGCAAAAGACCTCGCCAAAGCCGCCGAGATCTGCGGCGCAAGGCTGGCGTTCATCCTCCCGGATGGCTCCCAGCTTATCCTCGCGCCCGACGAAGAATGACCGCTACACAGCAAAGCGCCCCGCACCGAAGAGGACAAACCTCCCGGCGCGGGGCGTTTTGCTTGCATACAGTTGCAACAAAAGGTAGCATACAAAGTTTGTAGACACGAAAAAGTGAGTGTTCATGCGGGTTTTGGGGCAAAACATACAGAGACATACTCAAGCTCTTATCCTGACCCTTATCAGAAGAAAAGAAGAATACACATGCGTGAGAACGCGCTTGATGCCCGCACGCGTAGGGTTTATAGGGATTTTGGTATGCTTTGTTTCAGGTATGCAGCGCTCAAGTCATAACGTTTTTGCCCGCCGGAGTGTGATACGATAGCACCAGATTACACCGCGCACCCGGTGTCAGAGAGGTGCAGAGGGCCCGCGCACAGCAGCGCGACAACAATGCTGTAGGCCCAATGGGAGGTAGACCATGAAACGTGAGGATTTGAAAGCCATCGAGGGCCTGACCGAAGAGCAGATCAACGCAGTGATGCGGCTGCACGGTCTGGACGCAGCCGCTCATCAGGCCACTGTACAGGGCCTGCAGGCGCAGCTGGCCACTGCACAGCAGGGTCTGGCGGCCTTCGACGGCGTGGACGTTAATGATCTGCGCAGTCAGATCACCAACCTGACCAATCAGCTGAGCCAGCAGGCTGCAGAGTTCGCCTTCAACGGTGTGCTGCGCGCTGCGGCCCACGAGGCCGGTGCTCTGGACGAGAACGATGCTATCGCATTGCTGCCGAACAGAGCTACACTGCGCGAGAGCAAGAATCAGGCCGAGGATGTCAAGCAGGCATTCGCTGACCTCAAATCCCGCAAGCCGTACCTGTTCCAGCAGGGTGCCCCCGCCCCGCAGGACGGCGCAGGCCCGCAGCCGGGCGCTGAGCCGCAGGAGCCTACTAACCCGATCATCGTCCCGAAGCCCCGCAGCCAGGGCGGCAACGCACAGCCCACCCTGCAGGAGTTTCTGGCAATGACCGGCGCGGAACGCATGGCCCTGCGCACCCGTAACCCGGCACTTTTCCAGCAGCTCTCTGCTTTGGTGAGAGCTGCACGACACTAACGAGGTAACTGAACTATGCCTATTCCCGGCACTTTTGGCGGTTTTCCGTTTGACCCCGAGGTCTATCAGGGCTTCGTGGATCAGGAGGCCACCTTCTCCGATTCCATCCTTGCCTCCGGCATTCTGGCAAGCGACCAGAGCCTGGCCGCTTCTCTGGACAACGGCGGCACGATGGGCACCATCCGTTTCTATAACCCGCTGGACCCTGACACCGATGCCCCGCTGGTCCGTGATGGCACCACTGACAACGTGCCCACCGAGATCTCCGGCGGCAAGCAGTCTTGGATCCGCATCGACCGCATGAAGGCATGGAAGGCCACCGAGCTGACCCGTGAGCTGACTGCAGCCGACCCCATGGCCGCTGTTGCCCGCAACACCGGACGCTACTGGCGCATGTACAAGCAGAGCCTGCTGGTCAAGCTGGTGGATTCCGTTCTGGGCCTGTCCGGGCTGGCAAACCATACCCTGACCGTCAAGACCGGCGGTGTCACTGCAAACCAGCTGATCGATGTGCAGCAGTCCGCCCTGGGCGATTTCTCCGGCAAGTTTGGTCTGCTGGTGGTGCACTCCAAGATTCTGGCCGAGTACAAGAAGCTGGGCCTGCTGAACTACAACAAGTACGTGATCACCAACGTGCTGCAGAAGGAGGTCAGCCTGCCCACCATCAACGGTCTGGTCGTGGTCGAGAATGACCGCGGCACCGACGACGGCACCAACTACAACAGCTTCCTGCTGGGTCAGGGTTCCGTTCTGGCTGCCAATCCTAAGGTCATCACCCCGGACTACACCGAGTATGATGCGGCCAAGGCAGGCGGCACCGATATCCTGTACAATAACCGCTCCTTCATCCTGCACCCGAACGGTGTCTCCTTTGACGGCGATAAGATCAACAAGCCCACCCCGACGGATGACGAGTTCACCAACAAGGCAAACTGGGCGCTGAAGTTCGACCACAAGAACGTGCGCATGGGCAAGATCACCATCCCCAAGGCAAACTTTGCCGAGGAGTAACCTATGGACAGCTGGCTGACCTACCCTGAGTACCTCGCGCAGCACCCCGGATCTGCGCTGACCGAGGCAGAGTTCACCCCTCGGGCGGTGGACGCAGCATTCTTCATCGAGAACGCCACACGCTGGCGCGCCAGCCTTGCCAAAGAGCCTGAACAGCTGGCGCTTCTGGCACAGTGTCAGTCCCGCCTGGTGGCCCTCTCCGAAGAGGTCAGTGCCAGCTGGGACGGTGTGACCAGCGTGAGCAATCACGGCTACACCGAGAGCTATGCCAGCGGCATGGATATGCAGGCGTATCTGGGCAAACGGCAGAGCCAGATCGTGCACGAGGTGCTCTCTGCTCCGTCTACCCGGTGGATGCTGTATCAGGGCGGCGTGTATCACCCGCCCCGCAGACGCTGAGAGGAGGCCCGCCATGCGCAAACCTCTTCTCGCAACAAAGAGTGTCACGCTGGTGCATTGCATCCGGCAGGGCACTGGCAGCACCAGCTACACCACGGTGCTGTCTGGCGTGAGCTGCCGCGAGGTGGCCGCAGCCGGTACCGGCGCACAGTCCGGTGCAGGCTCCGGCTTTGCCCCGAAAAGCAGCTCCGAGATCTGCATTTTTCCGGGCCACTCCACAGCGGCCCCACAGAGCACAGCAGAATCGCCGCTGAACGCGGCAAGCACCTTTCTCGACCCTGCCGCCTTCAAGGCCGCAGACGAAGCCGCAAGGGCCTGTCACTGGACGCTGGCCCCGGAGGACAAGGTAACGCTGCCTAGCGGGCACGTCGGCACCGTCACCAGCGTACAGGATAACCGGGACGGGCGCTGCCCGCACTGGTACGTGGAGGTAACAGGATGAGCGGCCCGATCAACCTCGGCATCCACTGGGACCCGAATTTCCAGAACCGCACCGAGGCAGGCTTTCAGCGCCTGCAGAAGGAAGCGGACGGCGAGTTCATCCGGCTGGTCACGCCCTATGTCCCGGTACGCACTGGGGCGCTGCGAGACAGCGCCAAGGACAGCACGGTGCTGGGCAGTGGCTTGATCCGGCACACCACGCCCTACGCAGCCGCGCAGTACTACCGTCTGCCCTGTGGGCAGGGTGTCCGAGAGGACGGCTGCGGGCCTCATTGGGGTGAGCGCTGCGTAGATGACCACAAAGAGGACTTTATCCAGTTTGTCAAGACCCGTGCTAAGGAGGTCAACAAATGAGCCAGACCGCAGACATCAAAGCCATGCTGGACTGGCTGGCCTCTTGCCCGCTGGCAACGACGCTCAACAACGGGGATGTTGTGTTCTCCATCGAATATCTGGGTGCCGACACCGGGCAGATGCAGTTCTCACTGGAAGCTACACCCACGGCAATGGTGCTGGAGCAGTTCTTCCTCGGCAGCCGCCGGGCGAAGAACTATGTTCTGGCATCCCGCATGGTCTACTCGCCCGAGGTCGTCCAGCAGGCCGCAAACAGCGCGTTCTGGGATGAATTTGCCGAGTGGGTAGAGAAACAGTCCGGACGGCGGAACCTTCCGGCGCTGTCTGACGGCAAAAAGGCCGAAAAGGTGGTCTGCCTGTCCCCCGGATACATCATGAGCCAGGATGCCAGCAGCTGCCGCTTCCAGATCCAACTTCAACTCCAGTACTACCAGAAAGGGAGATAATCTATGACTGTTGCCGAAACTCTGGCCGCGCTCAAGTCCGAGAAGGACATCGAGCCCAGCGCCGACTATGCAGGCGAGGAGAACACCGACGACTTCATCCTCGCCATTCAGACTGATAAAACCAAGCAGACCAAAGAATCCGCATGGATCGTCTGCGCCGACCACGTGAAGGAGCACTCCGGCTCCCTGAATGCTTCCACCACGGACGAGGCGTTCATCCGCACCGGTACCGTCACCACCAAGACCGGCACCCAGCGCACCCTTGCTGTCAACGGCAACCGCTGCGTAGGCGACGCGTTTCAGGATTTTGTGCTGAGCCACAAAATCAAGTACGGCACCGGTAAGGACGTGATCGTACCCTACGTTTACTTCAGCGTCCGCACCGGTAAGGGCGAGACGGGCAATGCTTCTCTGGTCGTCACCAGCGACGTGGGCGGCTCCGCAAACGCCCCCGCCACCTTTGCGGTGGACGTTAAGGCCGTCGGCACGCCCAAGGACTTTAACTATCTGACCGACGTCACCGCGTAACATAAAACCAATATCGCCCCTGTCACCTCTGGCAGGGGCGCATTTTATAGGAGGTACAGGTACATGATCATCTGTGGGCAGGAATTTGAATTTTCGGCGCTGAACGCTAACGACCTCGACCGTATGGACGCGGCGCAGCAGCACATGCAGGCGGCTTCTGACCGCGAGAGCAAGCGCTCGCATACGGGCACTGCTGACATCCTGCGCGGCCAGTGCCGCCTTATGATGGGCTACTTCGACGAGCTGCTGGGCGAGGGTGCATCGGAACGTCTGGGTCTTGACGGAAACAACTTTGGCGCCTGTGTCCGTGTGACGAACGCCATCAAGGAAGCCATCGCCGCAGAACAGGCCACCGTAAAGCAGGCGGCCGCAATGCCCATGAACCGCGAGCAGCGCCGTGCCGTTGCCAAACAGAAAAAGACCGTCCCCTACAAGGTCATTTCTACGCCCAAGACTACAACCGAGGACACCTTCATCCGTGGTCAGACTGAGGTCTCTTACGGCGGCGAGCCCGACGTGGTGGTTCCCGCTCTGACCGACGAGCAGAAAACCGAGCAGCTGATCGATGCCCGGCAGGCCGTAGACGCTCTGCGGGACGATCCGGAGGCCATGCAGCAGCTGGCGGCATACGCACTGCAGATCGCCGCAGAGCGCCATGTCTGATCTGCTGCTGGACGAGCTGCCCACCCGGTGGCACGGACACGGGATCGTCCCGGATTTCCGGCCCATGGTCTGGCTGGTCAACTCCTATGTCCGGGGCAGTGTTAACACCGACCCGGTGGGCTTTGCCCGGAGCGCAATTTGGCGCTTTTACAAGGACCCGCACTGCTTTCTGACGGACGACCAGATGCTCTTTGACGGCTACCGGCACCTGCTGGAATTTTATCAGGCAGGCGAAAAGGCGGCATCCGGCGGTGACACTTCCGGTGAATCGGAAGCACCAGCTACACTGCCCTTTGATTACCAGTGCGACGCGCCGTACATTGTGGCCGCGTTCCAGCGGCTGTACGGCATCGACCTGACGACCGAGCACGTCCACTGGTTCCGCTTCCGGGCGCTGCTGCGGGGCGTGATCGGCGAGGACTGCATGTTCAGCCGCATCATCGACTGGCGCACCGCAGACCTTTCCGACATGGACCCGGAGAAGCGCCGCATCTACGAAGAGCAGCGGGAACGCTTTGCCCTGCCCGCTGAGCTGAGAGGGGGTGCAGCACGTGCGCAGACCGTCGAAGAGCACAATGCAAGCTTCATTGCCCGTTTCCGTGGCCGCTGAACGCGCTCCCATCCCCTGCCCGCACTGCGGCAGACCGCTGCCGGTATGGGCAGAACCACACGCCGCAGCTGTCGGCGTGTGGGTAAAATGCAAAAACCCCGCCTGTAAGCGGGAAATCGAGATAAAACTTTAAGCCTGTGCCCTTGTGCCCGCGCTCACGACTGAGAGGTGGACACACGTGGCAGATTACAGCATTACCGGCGATACCAAGCTGGACACCAGCGGCTTTACCAAAGGCGTATCCAGCATGACGGTTGCCGCCGGTAATCTGATTTCCGACCTGACCAAGACCGCCGCCACTAAGCTGGCGGGTCTAGCAAAATCCTCGGTCAGCGTCGGCATGAATTTTGATGCGTCCATGTCGCAGGTAGCCGCCACCATGGGCACCACGGTGGATCAGATCGACAATCTGACCAAGGTCGCCAAAGAGATGGGCAGCACCACCAAATTCACCGCTACACAGGCAGCGGACGCACTGAACTATCTGGCGCTGGCAGGTTATGACGCTGACAAAGCCGCCGAGGTGCTGCCCAGCGTGCTGAATCTGGCCGCGGCAGGCGGCATGGACTTAGCCTACGCATCCGACCTCGTCACCGATGCTATGGCCTCGCTGAACATCGAGGCCAACAAGCAGAACGTGGACGACTTCGGCAACAAGCTGGCCATGGCGGCCAGCAAGGCCAATGCCAACGTTTCGCAGCTGGGTGAAGCCATCCTGACGGTGGGCGGCACCGCCGCAAACCTGAAAGGCGGCACCACCGAGCTGACCACTGCTCTGGGTCTGCTGGCAAACGTGGGCATCAAAGGCGCGGAGGGCGGTACCCATCTGCGCAACATCATCCTGTCGCTGCAGTCCCCCACCGACGAAGCAGCCAAAAAGATGCAGAAGCTGGGCCTGCAAGTCTACGATTCGCAGGGCAAAATGCGCGGGCTGAACGACATTCTGAGCGACCTGAACAGCGCCATGAATGGCATGACGCAGGGCCAGAAGGATAGCATCATCAACCAGCTGTTCAACAAGACCGACCTCGCCGCCGTCAACGGCCTGCTGGCGGCGCAGGGCGAACAGTGGGACACCTTGGCCGCCCAGATTGATAACGCCGACGGTGCTATGGGGCAGATGGCTGAAACTCAGATCGACAATCTGCAGGGCGCTATGACCATCATGTCCTCGGCGTTCGAGGGGATGCAGCTGGCCGTCTATGATGAGCTGGAACCCACCCTGACTGAAGCGGTCAAGTGGGGCACAGACTGCCTCACCCAGCTGACCACCGCCCTGTCTGAGGGTGGCCCCGAAGCTATGCTGGCCGCTGCCGGTGAGATCATCTCCGATCTAGCGGCAGGCATTGCGGCACAGCTGCCCGGCCTGATGCAGACCGGCGTGGAGATCATCACCCAACTGGCCCAGAACCTGACCGACACGATGCCTGCCATGCTGGACACCGGTGCTGAGGTTCTGGCAGCCCTCGCGCAAGGCATCATCAATGCCACTCCCGCCCTGCTCACCAGCGCCACCGAGATCATTGCAGAGTTTATGCTCTACCTCGGCGACCACGCAGACGAGATCATGGACACCGGTATGCAGCTGCTGGAGAGCCTCGTCATCGGCATCACCGATAACCTGCCCCAGCTCATCACGGCGGCAGCTGCCCTGATCGCCAAATGGGCAGCTGCCCTGATCGCCCATCTGCCGGACATCCTCAAGTGCGGTGCAGCCATGCTGACCACTCTGGTGGACGGTATTGTCTGCAGTCTTGAGAATCTGGCGGAGGCCGCCCTCGCCTGCGTGGCAAAGCTGGTGGGCGTGTGGGACGGCAGCATGGACGAGTGGGGCCATATCGGCGAGAACATCGTCAGCGGCCTGCTGAACGGTATCAAGGGCGCATGGAACAGCCTGACCAAGTGGGTCAGCGACGGCATTAACGGCCTTGTCTCCGGGGTCAAGGGGCGGCTGGGCATCCACTCCCCGTCCAAAGTCTTTGACGAGATCGGCGTGCAGGTTTGCAACGGTCTGGCGCAGGGTCTCGACCGCGGAAATAAGAAGGTCAAGGACGCAGCCAAGACCGTGGTCGCGTCCGTAACCGACAGCGCCACCACCCTCACCAATGGCGTGGCCAAGACCGTGGAGACCGTCACGGAACGGATGGCGAACGGTGCTACACAGCAGAAACAGACCATCACCGAGACTTCCCGGCAGATGGTGGGCGGTGTGCTGAAGGACATCAAGACCGTCACCAGCATTGCTGCGGACGGCACCAAGACCGTCAAGCAGACCATGGAGACCGTCCGCGAGACCGCCAAGACGGTCACCTCCACCTTCGAGACGCTGGCAGACGGGGTCAAGACCACCACCCAGACCGTCACCGAGACCCTGACCGACGGCACCGAGACCCAGAAACAGGTCATCACCGAGGTCTACGACGACGTGGTGGACGGTGCCCTCGTGACGGTGGAGAAGATCAAGACCGTCGCGGCCGACGGCACCGTGCAGGTGGCCGAGCAGATCAAAAAGTCCAGCGAGAACACCTTCGACGGCCTGTGGAAGGAGCTGCAGACCGAAGCAGACAGCGGCATGCTTGGCACCTTCGATGATCTGTACACCGCCGTCAAGAATCGGGACTGGTTGGGCATCGGCAAGTGGGTGGCGAGCACCATCTACGGCGGTCTGACTGCCGACCAGAAGAAGCAGGTCAATGATTTTGCCCTTGGCATCGTGACTAAGCTCAACAAAGCGCTGGGCGGTGCCCGCGATCAGCTGGTGCAGGGAGCTATCGACCTTGGCGGGCAGATCGTGAACGGCCTGACCGGCGGCTTCTCTGAGGTCTGGCAGCAGGCACAGGGCCTTGGTTCCACCCTGATGGAGATCTTCGGCGGGCTGAAAACACCGCTGAGCAATGCGGCCCTTGCCATCAGTCAGGGCATGAAAGGCGGCCTGATCTCTGCATTCCCGGAGATTCTTGCGTCTTTGGGCAGTCTGATCGGGTCTATCGGCGGCGCGTTCGTAGCAATGCTGGATGCCATCGCTGCGGCGCTGTTCCCTACTGGCTTTGGCACTCCGCAGGCTCTGCTGATGATCGCAGCGGGTGTAGCCCTTGCTGCCGTCATCGCGGGCATCGTTGCCTCGATCGGCGGCTCTTTCAGTAAGAAAGGTTCGTCCGGCGGCGGTTCCTCTGGCGGCGGTTCGTCCGGCTCCGGCGGCATGGGCAGCGTGGATATCACCACCGGCACCGGTAGTCTGGAAGATGCCATCAACGCCAACACCAAGGCGCTGGAAAAGACCAACTCTGCCCTTGCCGATATGATCCGGCAGGCGGGGGCGCTGGTGCTTTCCGACAACATGCGTCTGGGCAGCACCGTGGTTGCATCCGGCACCGCACAGGTGGTGTCTGCTGCCAACAGCTACCACCGCGAGGGTGATACCAACATCACTCAGAACATTTACAGCAAGGCCCAGACGGCGGCAGACCTCCAGCGGGAAGCCCGCTGGGAAGCCGACAAGGCCAAGGCCCGCAAACGATGAAAGGAGGACACTGTGTTCTTTAAAGATCATCTCAAGATCGTGACAGATGCCGGTGCCGTCCTGCATCTGGGCTGGGACTACGATGCCCCTTACCTTCTCGACCCGCTGAACGGGGTGGATGTGGACCTGCAGACCGCGCAGGGTGTCGGTCAGGTGGGCGACACCGTGGAGGGTCAGAGCGTCTCCGGCGTGTCCCGCACCTTGTCGGTCGTGTTCTGGGGCAGGGATGCGTTGACCCGTGCAAGAGCTTTTACCAAAAAGCTGCCCTACTTCACCAAAGGCACCCTCTATTTTGGCGACCACTATTTCACCCGCTTCGTGCTGCAAAAACTGCCTTATTTTTCCAGCTACACGCCGGACCCGCGCTGTGAGCTGATGCTCTACAGCGAGAGACCCTATTGGTACGATCTGAACGCCGTCAGCAGCGTGCTGGGCGGGTATGAGAAAGCGTTCCGGTTCCCCATCTGCTACGACAGCCACATCTACGGCATCAAGCGGGACGGCACGGCGGCAGTGCTGCGCAACGAGGGCAGCTTGCCGGTGCCCTTCACGGCCACCCTGCGGTGCGACATGCCGGTGACGCATCCCAAGGTGGTGGACCTGCAGACCGGGGCCTTCATCGGCTTTGACCTGACCCTGCAGCCGGACGAGACGCTGGAGATCTACCGCAGCACATCCGACCGGCTGGCCTGCACCCTGACCCGGGCAGGCGTGACCGAGAACATCTTTGCAAAGCTGGACGAGGACAGCACCCTCACCGAGCTGCAGCCCGGCGATAACATGCTGAGTATGCAGGCCGAGAACGGCTCCGGCTACCTGCAGGCATCCGTGAGCTTTTACCCGATGGAGGCGGGCATCCTGCCCGAACCGCTATGAGAATAGACGTTTTGGACGCAGACACCCTTGCCCGCGTGGGCTGGGTAGATGTGTGGGTGTCTTTTTACTGGGACAGCCCCTACTACTCCGAGGGCAGTTTTACCCTTGAGGTGCGCCCCACCACCGAGAACCTGCAGCTTTTGCAGGAGGGTCGCTGGCTGGTGCGCAGCGACGAAAGTCCGCGCATCCCCATGCGCATCTGCTCCCGCGCCAACCAGAACGAGGACTCGAATTTGGTCGTGAGCGGCTACCCGGCAACATGGCTGCTGACCAAGCGGGTGTCTGCGGTGAGCATCAAGAACCAGAACGCCGAAGCCGCCATGCGCAGTCTTGTGAGCGCCGCAAAGCCATGGCCCCGCCTTGCGCTGGGCACCGAGTACGGCTTTGACACCACCTTTGAAAAGCAGACCTCCGGCGGTACGGTGTTCGACTACTGCAAGACCATCGGGCAGGCCTGTGATCTGGGGTTCCGCATCGTGCTGGACGGCAAGGGCAGCAAGAAAAAGCTGCTCTTCGAGTGTTTCCGGCCCACCTTCGACCCGAACCGCAGATACAGCCCCCAGTGGGGCAATCTGCTGAATGCCGGGTGGAGCTTTGCCGACACCGACTACGCCAACGTGGCCCTTGTGCAAGGCGCTGGCGAAGGTGACGAGCGCGCTACCGTCTGGGTGGGCGATGTAAACGCCACCGGCGCTGATCGGCGAGAGCTGTACATCGATGCCCGGGACGTGCAGCCGGAGGACGGCGAGACCAGCACCAGCCAGAGCTATCTGGAAAAGCTGGCTGACCGGGGCGGCGAAAAGCTGCTGGCCCAGCTGCGCACCGGGTCCATCGAGTTTGACGTGGACGATGATACCCTGCAGGTGGGCGACGTGCTGAGCGCCAGCCTGCCCCAGCTGGGCTACACCGCCATGGTGCGGGTAGCTGACATCATCACCCAGAGCGAGGACAGCGGCACCACCCGCACCATCCGGCTGGGCACGCCCACATGGCACAAGACTTAGGAGGACTTTATGGCTGATATCATCACTTACCCCGAAAACGGCATCACCTACGATGCCGACGACGCTTCGGGTTACCTCGCCACCCGCCTGAGCGGCGTATACAGCGCCGAGGAAGATTTTGCCGTCACAGCACAGGGCGGCCTGAGCGTGCAGGTGAGCGCCGGTCAGGCATGGGTGCGCCCGGCACGGTTCAAGGGCCGCAGCATCATCATGGAGCAGCCCACCACCGTGGTGCTCACCGAAGCGGACCCTGTACGCAGCCGCATTGACCGCATCGTGCTGCGCTACGATGCCGCCGCCAAAAAGACCAGCCTGCAGGTGCTGGAAGGTGTCCCGAATTCTGCCGGGCCTGCTGCCCCGGCCATCACCCGCACCGAGCTGATCTACGACCTCTGCCTTGCCGAGATCAAGCGCCCTGCAGGCTCCACCGCCGTTACCGTCGCCGACATCTACGACACGCGCGCAGATGAGACCGTCTGTGGCGTGATGCGGGATGGTGTGCATGGCATCCCGGCGGCAACGCTCATCCAGATGCTGCGGCAGAAGATCGCAGAGGTGGACAGCGGCAGTTTCTACACCAAAGAAGCCGTGGATGACATGCTGGCCGTGATTCAGGCACAGGTCGCAAAAGCTGGCGCGCCGACCGAACGTCTAGCCTTTGTCACGCAGGTTTCTGCAAACAGATGGGGCTGGAACCAAACCATGATCTGTGAAGCCACCATTCCTAAAGGTGTGGATTTCATCCGCATCACTCCGGATAATTTCGATTCTCCGTATGTGTTCCAGTTTTCTGCCAACAAGGACCTGAGCCTTACAGGCGGAAACAGCAAGGCGGTATCCGCGATCTGCGCATCTAATGCTAATTTCAAATACACTGCCAGCGACCGCAAGATCAAAATAACCGCCTACGATACCAGTATCGGCAGAACCTGCATTCAGGGATACAAATACGGCACTGCTGCCACTCCCTGTATCGTCTGGACTGAGGGCGACGGCACATCCGCTAAAGACCATAACATCGATTATATCGAGATCAAGGAGCGGTATAAAGTAACCAGCTCCGACGATAAGGACACCGTGGAAGCTGTTGCCCGCGTCGTGAAAGGCAGCACGTATACGACCGCCGGCGGTGCCACAGTCACTTTTGCCAGCGACGGCACCGCAACGGCCAAAGACTATTCCGGCACGCTTGTGGGCTACCGGTACATGACGCTGACAGAAGTTTCAGAGCAGGTAACATCCACTCAATCCGCTCTTGCGGACGCAGACGCTTTGAACCTTGACCAAGACTACCGCCTAACTCTTTTGGAGCTGGGCGTGACCGATGATGAAACCACCGCATAAACAGAAAGGAATGACTACTATGGCACTTTACAACACCTGCAAGCGCATGATCGAGCGCGGCCAGACCGCCGGTATGGAAAAGAAGCTGGATATCTTCTACGCCGCCGCCAAGCTGACCGATGAACAGTACGCAGAACTGACCGAGATGCTGACCGAAAAGACCAGCGCCTGACCGGGCCGTGAAAGGACGTGATACATATGGCGATCAAACAGTATAGCCTGAAGAA